TTGTATATAGGAACATCTTAACGACATACACGTGTTCCCCCAAATTAGTATTTACATTGACATTACTTAATTAATTAAAGTGTTGACAATTATTTCATTATATGTTACTATAAATATAACAAATCAAATACACATTCGTGTTAAACCCTAAGTCTATTTCTTAGACACACATTATTAATAATTTAACGAGGTGATATAGTATGTATATATTAATGTATGTAGATGAACCAATAAAGGCGTCCACAGACTATATAAAATTACGTGAATATAAAGAAAAATATTATCCATATGACTTCGACTACTATATAATTAGAGTTGAGGTGTTATAATGATAGGAGCGCTATTCTGTTTCGTGATAATACCTTTCATAGTATTTTCGTTAGGTGTATATTTAATATCTAAAAGGAGGTAAAGATAGATGAAAGAAATAATAATAGTAAATAAGGTTAACGGTGAGATAAACCGTGTAGGGTTGTATGTGGTAGATACCAACCGTCGTATGAAATGGGTTAAGTGGTTACGTAAGAAAGATTACAGGGAATATGCATTAATCAACAAAGTTGAAATTTTGGAACAAGAAATTTAAAAAAGTAGTTGTCTGTTATGGACACAGATGTTATAATAAAGATGTCGAAGGGGAACAACACTTTGACAAGTAAAATACAAAAATCATATAGTGGAATAAAGGAGGTGAAACCTCCGTCCACGTCTTGTACACTATCGCACATATCGTTGACAAAATTTAAATGACAAGGAGGAAACGTAAAATGACAAATGGTTTATTAGTAATCGACGAGAAAATCAAGGAACTTTCTGCTTTAAAGAGAATAGTTAAAAGAGGGGAAGTTACCTACAGAGGAGACAACAGAGAGGAAGACGCAAACAAGTTAGAACAAGCGTTTAACACGTATGGCATAGCCTATAACAGATATGACCATAAAACTTCTATAGTAATAGAAATCGAATAGTAAACAAGGTTGGCGACATACCTTAAATGTCGCACAATAAATTATCGTGACAAAGGAGAGTATTTAAAATGAATATAACAAGTGTAAGAGTAGGAATAATACCAAACCCAAAAAATTCTATCGTAGGAATGGCAACAATCGAAATTGATAGATGTCTAGTTTTATCTAGCATGAAAATTGTTGAAGGGAAAAACGGTTTATTTGTGTCCATGCCTTCTATGAAAGGTAAAGACAAGGAAGGTAAAGACGGCTACAGAGACGTATACTATTTCATGGACAAGTCAAAAATTGATAAACTTAACGAGGTAATAATCGCAGAGTATATCAAGAAAAGTGGCGAGAACATGGAGCCAGTAGGAGACGGAGATATACCATTCTAATATAGAAAGGGGCATTATGCCCCTTGCAATATGTAAACAATGGTTTATATATTGGAGGGGGTATGGTAAACAACAATGCACACGCAGACCGCCAGGGGTGGAACCCGTCTGCGAGTGGTTCATGGGTTGGCACCCTCCATTGTTCGGTCTATACCCTTTCTACCATTGACGGTATTTAACGTCACATTAATTCGTGTTAGGAGGTAACTAATTATGACAGATGAAGAGTTACAAGCATTACAACAAACTGTACTTGATTTACAGGAAAAACAAAAAAACTATGACTTAGAAAAACAAGCATGGGAAACAGAAAAAACTAAATTAACACAAAAGGTTGAAACATTACAAACAACCGCAGATACTTACAAAGACATGAACGCTAAGTTATCATTAAACTTAGCAACGCAAATGACATCACCTAGTGTCGTGAGTGTTCCTGGAAAAACAACAGAGGAAACAAAGCCAGTTGACAACACCCCTTCATTAGACGATATAATAAAAGATTTATAGGAGGAGAAGAAATGGCATTAGTAAGAAACAAAGAATTTATTCAAGCCATGTTAAAAGACCCTAAGACTTCACAGACAGTAAAAACGGCTTTACAAGACGTTAACTTAGACGACATGGAGCTTGTATTTAATACCTTAACAGGTATGGACGACGTGAGAAACGCCTGGATATCTGATTTAGTAAACAGATGTGTCTCAACTAGATTTTTCCAAAAAGTATATGAAAACCCATTAAAAATGTTACACCACGGTATGTTAGGCTTTGGGGATAGCATACAACAAATATTTGTGAAAATGGGACAAAGAAAAGGGTTCTACACAAATTTTGATGATACTAACGGTTCAAACGAAAAGGACTTAATAGGTAAAAGAGTTCCCGACGTTGAAGTGGATGTAATTAAACAAAACTTTGCACATAGATACAAAGTATCAGTATCTATTGAAGAACTAAGAAAGGCTTTCATGAATGAAGGTGGTTTACAGTCTATGGCAAGTGGTTTAATAAACTCTAACATAGATAGTGCAGAAACTGACGAGTTCGAGGACATGAAAGGACTTTTAATTAGAAGTGAAGACGAAACAAAGGCAATCACAGACCCAACTAACAAAGAAGGTCACAAATACGAAAAAGGTGTTGTATATCAAATCTTAGAGGGCGACTTAAAAAATAAGGCGGTTAGAAGACTAGGTAAACAATACACACCTCAACAAATTTGTGAAACAGTTAGAGAGGTTGCGGGTACTATGAGATTTAAGTCAGATAAGTACAATTTAGCGCAAGTTAAAACTTTCTCTCGTAAAGAGGAATTGGTATTTGTAACAACCCCTCAAATATCTGCTAAAATAGACGTCCAAGTTTTAGCACAAGCCTTCAACGTATCAAGTGCAGATGTCAACATCAGAACGATTGAGATTGACGAGTTACCAACTGTAGGTAGTGAAACTGTTTTAGGTATTGTAATGGACAAGTGGTTAATACAAGCTTTTGACATTATAAACATGGCAGAACAGTTCAAAAACGGAGCGGGTCTATATGTTAACTATTTCTTACACAAACAAGGAATTATGGCATTATGTAAATTCGCTCAATGTTGCTTAATAACTGACGGTACTGGAGATATATAAAAGAAGAAGGGGCAACCCTTCTTTTTATTTTTATAAATGAGGTGATATTAATGTTAGTACAATGCTTATTAATAAACTGTCCCTTAGAAATGGGATACGAACATGTATTTGATTTTGCGTCAAGGGAGAACCAAATGTATTTTTTTGAACATAAATTAAATGCTAGTAGAATAACGGCGGAGGTTAATACAAAGGTTGACGGGTTTTTAGAAAAAATGAATGTGAAATATCCGTACTCTAGTGTACGTTACCACGACTATATAATTGTGATAGAACCAGGAACGGAAAAACCATATTTCTTTTTTATTTCAAGAATGAAAATGTTAACTAAAGATGTAACGGAACTATCTTTAAAATTAGATGTATTTCAAACTTACCAATTCGAGTTTGACTTTAAAACTTCTTTCGTTGACAGATGTCATGTTAGAAGGTGGGAAAAATTCGACGATAATATTCCAACGCCTAACAATTTAGACGAGGGGTTAGAATATGGGGCAACAGAGGTGCAAGGAATAGAGACTATTAAGAAAATGTCTCCTACTTACATTTTAGCAACAACAACCCCAATAGGTAAATTGTCTGCCAACACAGGTGGAGGGGGAGGAACTGGCACAAGTGGTTGCGGAGACGTTTCGAAGGGAATACCTTCTAATAAATATTATAGATATTTAAAAGGGATAGAAGGACTGAACCAATACCCCGTTGACATAGGCGACGGTGTTACAACTTTCGGTTATGGTGTTACTAAAGAAAACGAGCCAACTTATTTTGCTAAGCTAGGAGCACCCCCTGTAAGCGAGAAAAAAGCAAGTGAAGTTTTATTCGAGTTGATACCCGCAAAATACGGAAACTTAGTTGCTAGTCAAATGAAAAAAGACGGGTTAGATTTAACTAAGGTTGACATTAATAAGTTCGACGCTTTCGTAGACCTTTGTTATAACACAGGATATTATAATTCTAAATTATACAAAATGTGGTTAGCGAACGAGAGCATGGACAAAATAAAGTCTGAGTGGTTAGTATATGCAATAATGCCAGGTTCTATTTTTGAGGAAGGATTAAGAAGAAGACGTAAAGAAGAATGGTTAATGTTCTCCGAGGGAACATATTCAACCTCACCAATCACAATACATGGAGATAGAGGGCAATCAATCGGAACTGTAGAGGGCGACGGTTACATGATAGAATGTGAAAATGTTACAGATAAATATTTTACTGTTAACAATGAAGGAGGTCAAAACTGGATTATGCCCGCAGAGGGAAAAGTTACGGCTACATATCCTGTATATCCTAGTGGTTCACCTCATAGTGGTATTGATGTTGGTTGTCCCGAAGGCACACCAGTTAGAGCAAGTAAAGATGGCGTATGTATTAAACGTCGTGAGATTACAACATCTTATGGAAAATATTTGTTTATAGAACACGCAGAAAATTTAATTTCTATATATGCTCACAATAGTAAACTTTTAATCAATGAGGGCGACCACGTAAAAGCGGGGGATATTATCGCTTATAGTGGTAACACAGGAAATAGCACAGGAGCACACAGTCATTTTGAAATTAGAGTAAATGGGGTTGCAATAAATCCCGCACCGAATTTAAAAGTAGGTGACGTAATAAAACATAAAGGGGTGGAATAAAAGTGCAAGACAGGTGGAATACAAAAATAAATTATTTTGATAACGAATTTTCAGAGGGCGTCTATACAGGAATGTACTTCTATTTAATTGATGATAGTAACAAAGATTGTTTAGACATAATGGGAAACTGTAACGCAATACATTCGTTATGGTTCTCCCCTATTCTTGAAAGACAAGACATGAAATTGATTGACGTTGACTATGATGTAGATAGGTTTGGTAAAATAGCGGGAATATCCATTGACACCAATCCAAAACTAGACAGGATTTTAACTGTGGATAATTGTGTTAAACAGTTGGGTTCTTTTAAATGTTACGAGCGTGTTAGAACCGAGAGTAAATATAGGAACTGGCAAAATGAAAGTAGGTTGTACAACTATCCTTATTCATACGCCATGATATGCGACCATATTAACCCGCCTTTTGAAGTTCAATATCACCTTGTAATGGGAAGTACAATGAATGTTTGGGCGAAGGCTTTTATATCTGACAGAGGTATGTACTCAATATTTTTAAGAGGGTATAAAGGAGACCAACACGGAACTATGGAGGCGTCCATTAACTCCGCCCCTTTAGATATGCCAGTCTCTTCAAGTGCTTACAGTCAGTACAGTTCTAGCCAAAAAGCGTCCGCAATGTTTAACATGCAAACCTCCATTGACAATGCGAGAGCGGGAGGTTTTCAGAGTGTTGCAAATAGCGTAATGGGAATTAATCCCATGAACCCATTATCTGCCTTCGGAAGTGGAATGAACATTGGAATGACAATGTATAGAACCCAAATGCAAATTGAACAAGCTATCGGTCAAAAGTCTGCTATGGAAAAAGATTTATTAAACACACCACGTACAATGGTTAACTCATCATCTGATATTGGGTTCTCGTTATTAAATTCAAATAACACCATGCAACTTATAAGATACCGTATTACACATGAATACCTGGAGCGTTTAGGCGACTATTTCGCAATGTATGGATATAAACAATCAAAAATGATGGTTGTAAATTATAGGAATAGGTATTATTATAATTATATAAAGACAATAGGAGCCAATATTACACCTAAAAACTGGACAGGCATACCAAAGGAACATTTAAGAGAACTGAAAGAAATTTTCAATAATGGTGTTACAGTTTGGCATATGGACAGAGAGGGGGTCGAGTTCCTAAATTACGATTATGATAATTACGAAATAGATTAATAAATGTTTCACGTGAAACGTTAAACAGATGTTTCACGTGAAACATTAATTTGTAAGAAAGTGAGGCACTAAAATTTGAAAGAAGTAACAGACGTAATCGCAACCGTTGGGTTTCCCATAGTAGCGCTAGGATTTATTATGTATTATGGAGGAAAATATTTTATAAGTTTTGTCAACCGCATAATGGACGAAAATAAGCAAAGAGAAGAAAACATGTATAGGTTTATGGATAGCATGAGCGACAAAATGGAAAGGGTAAGCGCCAACATGGAAAATTTAGGCGACATGATTAAAAATCACATGGAAAAGGAGCATACAGAAAATGAGTAAAAGGAAAAGTTACTGGAACCAGGGGGACAAAATTTTATTAAAAAATGATGTCTTCATGGTTGACAGATATTATGATTATTATAGTAACATGGGACTTAACCGTTTTAGGTGGAAAAACCTACCACCTGGCATGGAAAGTCGACATATAGAACAAGCACTATTTAATGAAGGACAGGCGGTGTTTTTTAAGAATACAGACCCTAACGAGCCGTACGGGTTTTTATGTTTACCGTGTGCACCTTCAAATGGACAGAACATTTACGGCGACCCTGTTCACTTTAACGGTATAGGTGTTAACAAGTATTTTACAAATTTATCACCCTTGAACGCCGTTAGAATTTTAGATAATGACAACGGACTTGCACCAGTTCGACATATAGCATATTACACATATCTGATGTCACAAATAGAAATGACTATAAACATGAACTTAGACCAACAAAAATTTCCTACAATAATAGGAGCAACTAAACAAAACGAATTATCTATGAAGAGACTTTATGAGAAATATTCCAACTTTGAACCTAACATATTAGTAGACGAAAAACTGGCACAAGCACTTCAAGAGGGTAAAGGGTTCGACGCCTTAAACACACAGGCGCCTTATTTACTTGATAAACTGGCAGACTTTAAGAAAACATGCGAGAATGAACTTTTAACATTTTTGGGTATCAATAATACCAACAACGATAAGAGGGAAAGATTGCTTACAGACGAAGTAAACGCCAACAATTCACAAATAACTTTCGTGTTAGAAATGGCGTATAAAAATAGGTTAGACGCATGTAAGAAAATAAATGAAATGTTTGGTTTAAATTTAGAGGTTGAGAAAGTTGTCAATTTACTAGAAGTTGACATGAAAGGAGATGTAAAAAATGAGGGGATTAATGGAGAGTAGTAACACCATTGAATTAAGGTACTTAGTCAACGACCCAAATTTTGACATATTTGATTTTCCATATGACTTTTACGACGACAACCTAAGAACTGTTTTCGAGGAGCTATTTATTCAAAAATACTATTTTTATGAAATAGGTTGCGAGGTTCCACAAAGGTGGAAACATATGTTGATGGCACACTTAAACGAGGTAATGCCATACTATCGTAAACTTTATGAAATAGAACTTGCACAAAAGGGAATTAACTTCCTATTAAATAAGGATTTAAGGGAAGAGTTTTCGAGAACTTTAACAGAGGACGAAAAGCAAAAAGAAAATATATCCTCTACAAATAATAGTTCCAATAATACAACTGGAAACAGTTCAAACAGGTTCAAAGAAAGTTCACTTGATAATGGAATTGCCGACCTAACAGACGACAGAATAACAACTGTTAATGATAACCTGGTCAATTCAACAATGGCAACCATATTAAAAGATAATGGATTAACAGACAGAGCAAATAATAAACTCAATAACCTAATCGAGAAAACTGTCTTAGTTTCTCAAGGTAACATTGGTATAACCTCTTCCGCAGAACTTGTTCAAAAATGGAGGGATAGTGTAATCAACTTAATGCAAATGTTATTAGAAAGTTGCCGTGACCTGTTTATGTTAGTCTTTTAAAAGTTCAAAATGTTTCACGTGAAACATACACATGTTAGAGCCTTTGGGTTCGTACCCTCTCCGAGGGTACGCCTAAAGGCTTTTACCAAATGGGTGGGGGGTTGGCACATTTTAAATGTAACAAGGAGGAGAATAAATGTCACATTTTGACCAAAACTATAAGATTGTAAAGAAGGAAGAAGAGGAACTATATTTTAAGGTTTACGCAATGTATGTTGACAATAGAATTATTGAAAATGCTACTTGCGTGTTATTGAACAAAGACAGTATAATTAAGGAAGTTAAACCAATCGACATTGACGAGGACGGTGTGTTCTTTATGTTAGGTAATGACATTCCGAAAGGTGAATATATTTATTATATCGTCGGACATGTTGAAGGGGTTGACAAAATTTTAATGGACAGGAGGGAGGTCGTTATTATATGATACCAACCTATAAAAATTTTAGAATAGGAGCCGTTGAAACTGGAGCCAGGGGAAAACCTGGAAAAAGTGCTTACGAATTATGGTTGGAAAATGGTAACAAAGGAACTATAGAAGACTTTTTAAATTCGTTAAGAGGTCGAGACGGTAAACAGGGAAGACCTGGGAGACAAGGAGAAAAAGGAGAAAAGGGCGACCCTGGGAGAATAGACAATGTAAGATTTTTTATTTCAGAAGACGGACATCTACACGTAGAAAATTTAGAGTAAAGGAGAGGATAGAATGTCATCTTTAGATTTAGGATTAGTAAGAGGGGAAAGTGCTTTCGAGACATGGAAAAAACAACCTGGAAATAGCGGTAAAAACGAGCAACAATTTTTGGAAAGTCTAAAAGGAGCAAAAGGAGACAGAGGAGAACAGGGACTACCTGGAGCAAAGGGAGAACAGGGACTACCTGGAGCAAAGGGAGAACAGGGACTACCTGGAGCAAAGGGAGAACAGGGACTACCTGGAGCAAAAGGGGACAAGGGAGACCCTGGAACACCTGGGGCACCTGGCAGAAACGGTCAAACTCCTAGAATTTCTATGAGAATAGATGAAAGGGGACACCTTTTAGCCGACATTACTTACGAATAAAAAGGAGGTTAAACAATGATAGATTTAGGGAAGGTTAAGGGTGAGGACGCCGTTGTTAACTCTAACCATAACGGGTTGCTAGGTACGGTTACGCTAAATGATAAAACATGTCTTCAATGGGGTTATTTTACAATAACACAAGGTAATACCTGGGAGCGTGTTAATATAAACGTTCCTTACAAAGACGACAATTATAACATACAAGTTACAGAGTATTACGTGGACGGGTACAAGCCTGTTTACATTGGTAATATAGATAAAACGGGATTTTCCGTTTCAACTGACGGAGATATATCCGCACCAGGTGGAAAACAAAATATTTATTGGTTCTGTATAGGGGTGGTAGAATAATGAAAATAACACAGTCAAATATTCATTTTAATGGTAATAAAGCGGGAGGTAATAACCCAAAGGAAATTATCGTACATCATTCGGAGCATAGCACCGCTAACGTGTACGATATCGACAGGTGGCATAAAAACAAGGGTTGGTGTGGAATTGGATATCACTATTTTATAGATAAACAAGGTAACATCTACACAGGAAGACCCGAAGACTGGACGGGAGCACATTGCATAGACCATAACACAAAATCAATCGGAATATGTTTACAAGGTAGATTACAGACCGAAAAAGTAACAGACCCACAGTATAAAGCGTTATTATGGTTAATACAGGATATAAAAAATAGAAGAGGTAGTATGCCAGTTTATGGACATAAAGAATTAAACTCAACCGATTGTCCTGGAAACCTGGATTTAGACAAGTTAAGAGGAGATTTAAACAACGAAGTTGTTGACACTAACAACGAATACAGAGAAAATGCAACAGTTGTTAATGTTAGTTCATATTTAAATGTTAGAAGTAAACCGTCAGATGAAATAATTGGCAAACTATTTCCAAATGAGAGACTACAAGTTAATTGGGTTGATAGCGATTATTTAGGGTGGTATTACGTAACATATAGAGTTAACGGAACCAACAAATTAAAGAGTGGTTATGTGTCTGCAAAATACATTAAAAAAGACTAAATTGTTTCACGTGAAACGTTAATTAAATGTTTCACGTGAAACATTATTTTAAAGGAGCGTGAAACAATGATTAACTTTAATCAACTTGAAACATTAAACAAATGTCTTATAGACTGGAATGTTAACTATTCTGTCTATCCATATAATGGTTACACAATTAACGAAGTCTTATGTCAGTTTTTCGACGCAATTAATAAGGGAATAATAACAATTAATGAGTACACTAAATTGATTTGTGCCATTATGAATTGGATTAAAGACGAAGGATTAAAAGAAGAGGTCGAAAATGCACTCGACAAAATGGTAGAGGACGGAACTTTCGACAACATCATAAATGAAAAACTTTTAGGCGACATCATGGAAAGATTAGACGAGATAGAAAACATTAATAAGGAGCAGAATAAAGCAATAGAAAAAAATACTAACGCCATAACAGAAATTGACAAACTTGTCAAGTCTTATGGTTTCGTTACTGTCAATATGTTTGGAGCAAAAGGAGACGGAGAAACAGACGACACAAAGGCTTTTAATGACGCCATAAATTATTGCAAAGAAAGAAACATTACAAGCTTGTTTATTCCATATGGAAATTACTTGACAACTGGTTTAATAAATGCTACAGGTGTTAACTTAGTTGGAATGTATAAACCTGTTATTCCTTTCTTAGAATGGGAATACACAAGACCAACATCACAACTTGACCATTTCGAGAAATACTTTAAGATGTGTAAAGGTTCTGTTATTGGTTCAAAAGATAATACAATCTTTGTAGGCGGTTTAGACTGTAAGAATATAGGGCTTTTTGGTAATAGAAGAAAAGAAAATCAAAGCGGATATTTACAACTAGAAGGTGGTTACGGAAAAGGTGTGAATATGACCGATTGCTTTGTTAGTGGTTTTGGTGGTGTAGGTGTTAAAGCCGACTATGGATTAATCAGTTCACAATTCATTAACACAACTATAACACAATGTGGTAAAGAAGGTTTATATATCGGTAAGATAAAAGGTACTTACACAGGCGAAACAAACTTCTTGACAATAGAGCGTTGCGCTATCTACAGAAACGAAAGTCACGGAATATTAGCAGATGTCGTGGGACGTGGTTTCAACATAATATTAAATGACTTTGAGTTTAACGGTGAACCGTCCGACCCTCAAAGACCTAAACCAACATCTGTTGACGACATGGTTTTTGGTTGTAAACTACTGGTGAGCGGTAATGGTGGATTTTCAAGTGGAGCAATAAAGTTTGAAGGAAACTACACAGAGGAAACTCTAGGTATGTTATACATTAAGAATACTGGTGGAACTTGCCAGGGCGTTGACATTAATTGTAATATGGCATATCCTTACAACACTACAGAAATGGAAAACATTGGAATTTATTTAGATGGTTGGTTAGATAGAATTAACATATCAAATAATAATATGTATTTCGCTAAAAAGTTAGTTTTAAATGGAAACCAAATTCAGTCAATAAGAACAGACATAGAGCCAATACACGGGGGTGATACTACTGGGAGTGTAGCATGGCAAGTAACTACAGAAAATGGATATAACAAAATCGTAATGAATAGTTTATATGAAGAAGAACTATTTAGTAAAAATGGTTTCATAACTAGAGAAGGATACCACGAGGACGGTGTTACACATTACCCATTCGATAAATCAAATACTCATATAAATGGTGTGGAAATTGATTACGACGACGCACGTAATCCAATGGTTGGTAAAATCTTAATACTAGACGGAAATTATGTCGGTTACGTTCATTCAGTTTCATGGACACAAGGTGTTATCAACATACGTGGTAATAGAGTTATCTCACGCACTAATGGTAATGTTAAGTTTGTAGATTGTGGAGGGTTCATAACTAGAGACGGTACAGGAACAAAAAGAAAAATGGTTGTCGACTGGGACGGTACAGTAGTTGGAATATAAAAAGAAGAGGGTGTAAACCCTCTTTTTGTTTTATAAATATTTACTAACTTCTTCAACAAACATCTTTTTAGTTGACTGGTTCATGTAATAAACATCACCGTTTAAGAAACATTTCTTAATGTATTTAATGTTCCAATGGTTTCTATCTGCCTTGATGTTTCTCCAACCTGTATAATTATTGTTAGATAATATGGTATAGTTCCACCTGTTTTCTTTTAAGTATTTATCTCCTAACCATACGCCCGTGTCAGTTGCTCCCTCTGACCATGCTCCGATAATCCTTTCGCCAATTCTAAATGCTCCCCTGTAATAGTTGAAACCTAACGGCTTGTTTGGAACAATAAAGTCGTTGGTGTCTTCAAGCGTGTTGTTATCAAATGCGTAACTTGAATATGTTGAACCCTTTAACAATCTAGCAAACTTGGTTTTCTTTTTCATTTCCCTGTATTCTTGCGTGTCTGTTATTTCGACACATAGTAGCACGTCGCCCTCGTCTTTAATTGTTATGAACTTATCTGTCTTGGTTGGTTCAATTTCAAAGAACTCAAAAAATGGATTTACATAGGACACGGCGTTAGCACAAATATACACATGAGGGTCACGTGTTCTGAAAACTGTTTCTACTAAATCATTAAGCAAAATCATTTCATTTTTTAGGTAATCATTTTTACCTGTTTTTGTGATTATATATTCATCAAAAAATATAAAGTCAACGTCGGGAAATGATGAAGACTTTTTCTTTGATGATGTTGACAATGCTATAAAATAACAGAAACATTGACCGTCGATAAATCCTTGATACCCTTTTACTTCAATGTTAATCCCTGGATAGTCTTTCGCTATATCATTAAACACGGTGTCCTTCACCTCGTCAATTTCTGTTTGAGTTCTTCTTACGTAAATTGACTGTTTACCATGTTTTAAAAATAGATTTATCATTTTCTTTTTTCCCTGGTATGTCTTACCGTTACCTCTTTCACCTAAAACAAAACTATAAACGGCGTTGTAACTCATTAATTTATCCATGCTATAATAAACATTTTTATTCACTTCATTTCTAGCAAAACTACTCATTATATTGTACCTCCTATATTGTTTCACGTGAAACATTTTGTTTAACGTTTCACGTGAAACATTTATTAAAACATTATTTTCTTTATTGTAAATAGTGTGTCCAATAACAGGCAACCGCCTATTACCTTCTTACGTTGTTTTTTACCTTCAACATTTTTTCCTAGATAGAACTCATCAAACCCTTGTCCTATTATTATCTTTCTAGCGTCAGAAGGAAGACCACAACATTTTAAGTCTGTTTTATCCTCTTTACAGTCATGATACATGTATTTTTTCTGCCCTAAAACCTTGAACTTGTCAAAGACATGTTCAACGTCCCATTTACCTAATATTGTTTTGTCGATAGTTTCACCTATTGCGTTCATATCCTCTATTAAAGAATTTACTTCTCTATTACAGTAAATACTATCTGTGTCGCAATACAAGAAATTTTCGACACCAACGGCGTATATTATTGCATTCCATAATTGTAAACGTCCGTATGCGGTTACGAAACTTGCGTATGGACGATAAAATTCTTTACCTTCATACTCTGTTACGGAACCAGTAAATGTTAATAATCCGTTTTTATCCATGATTAAGTCTTTTTCTTCTTTGTTTTGTTTAGTACCAAATTTTCCGTAAGCACCATTTAAGAACAATTTCGCCTGGTTTGTCAAGGGTTTATTACCTAATTTTTTGTTCTCAACTTTCATCTTAGTAAAGTGGTCGACATATGGTTTAAATTTTCCTTTCTCTGCCTTGTAATATAAAATCGAGCCTATTTTAAGACCTGTAAATTCTAAATTGTCAACCTCGAAACAATCATATTCATCTTTCTTAAATACACCGAAATTAAAGTGCTTTATCCAAAATTCATATTCTACACTTGTTAACACAACATTGTAATTTGTTGTTAACTTTGTGTCTTTAAGTTCCTTGTAAACTGGGATTGCTATGCCATCTTTTATGTTAGTACAAAAATATTCTTGTCCGCTAACGGCTCCAGTAATAGGAGACAATGCCTTAGAGTTAACCGCTCCTATCTTAAAAATATCCAAAGCGTATTCTTCATGTTTAGGCTCTACAAAGTCAAAACCTACCTCTATTAAATAAACCTCATTTTTCTCTGTTTTAGGTTTACGCCCCCATGTCTTACGAACTGGTTTCCCGTACGGAAAGACTTTGTATGCCATCTGTGAGGGATAACTAGAGTTTATGTCTAGGGAACAACCTATTTTATTTATTGTTTTTCCTACCGCCTTATGGTTAGCGTGAGTATATCCCCCTGTGTAACTTTCCATTTCTATTCTTTTTCTTAAAAACTCGAATTTAGTTTTCTTGTCTAGTTCAAAGTAATTTATATATCCTTCCTCTGTCTTTTCATCTCCAAATGTCATTTTCTTTAGAACATTAAAAGCTATAGAACTAGCGGTGCGCATACCAGTTAAAGGAAGTTCACCCCCACATAAACCATCGATATAAAATTGTTCTATAACTTCTCTTAACATATAGATGTCGTTATATTGATATCTTAATTCAAGTGTTGTTTGTTTATGTGTTGGACTTCTCCATGTATCATAGTCGTATTCCTCCCCCATTTTATAAAACATAGGGTCGACGTCATGAACGTAATTATGGAACTGACTTTCTGCACATGTGATTATTTTGTAACTATCAAAAAAGTCAAGACATAAACCTATTTCAGTTATAGACCCGTCTTTATTCTCAACCTCAAAAAACTTGTCCATATAAACATTACAACCATATACTATATTGTTGTTTTGCACTATATGGAATGTATTAGGCTCCTCAACATCTGTAAAAGTTTGATAGGGTGCTCCTTTACTAAATACAGTTTTTAACAAACCTTTGTCATAATTAAAACCGTTAAAAACTAAACTATATTTTAGAAACTCAACGTCCCAACCCAGGTTATGAACCGCTATAGGAAACTTAATGTATTTACGTTTGGGAAAACCTTTCTTAGTTTTGGTTATCTTTATAGTATGCTTATTATCATGATACCAGTCGTTAAAAATGTTTTGACATACCTCCCAAAACTGGTTTAAATTTTGACCATATATCATATTGTGATTTCTTGTTACACCTAACCCCCAACCATACACACGAGCACCTGTATTATCATTTTCATAGTTTGTACAACTTTCGGTATCGAATATTAGACATTCTATTTTATCAAAATTAGCCTTCTTATATTCATCATAATTAAAACTATGCTCCTTAACATATTGTGTATGTTTGTCCATTTATAACAACCCCTATCTTAATAATTCTTTATATTTAGTAAGTAGCTTTCGTGATGTGTCCTGGAAGAACGACAATGGCGCCTTAGCATGTTCTGTGTTATACTCGGGAGGTATCACGTCACCATTTAATGTTTGTTCCTCGTATTTCTGTGGTATTATTTTTTCGTATAAATATGTCATAAGTTCACTCATATGCCCTATAACGTTTTTGTCTGATTGCATAAGTTCTTCTATTTCCTGTAAATTCTCTTCAACGCCGAACTCTTCTGCGGTGTTAGAGAAGAAAGCACCGCTACCCCTTTTTATACCCTTACTATCTGTGTATTCCATTTCGTCGGTTAGTGTGTTCATGTAATGACTTGTTACCTTTTCATGTACATATTTAGAACCTTTTCTAACGTCTCTTATTGTAATACCTATTTCGTCCTTTCTAGCAAAATACTTGCCTGTCTCCTTGCCGTAAACATCATGAAGACCTTTCTTTATTTCCTTTTCTATTTGCTTGTCTCTTTTTTCCTTATAAGCTTGTAACTCATTTTGTATCTTAATATGTTCTTTTTCTTTACTTCTTTGTTGACATACCTTTGTCATATAACGGTCGTAACTCTGTTTACTCTTTGCAACATCATAGATATTACCACTTCTATTCTTAGGTAATTCCCAATTGTTCTCTTTAAATTCACGTAACACCTTTGTTATTTGTTTTTCTCTGTATTTTAACTTATTCATGTTAACCACCTCATATATATTATAGCATAGTAATTTTTTCATGTAAACCTAAAAAGAGGGTAAAACCCTCTTTTTATCTATTTTTTAACCCATTTTATTGTAGTTTCATCTATGACACCTTTTTCCTGTTTTAATACAGGACTATATTTACCGTCACAACTCATTATATCGTACCATTCTGCAAATCTTTGAAAGTCAAGCCATGACGCCTGTATTTTAAAACCTCTCTTCTTACAATATGTGTATTGTAGTCTTCTCCAATAATTACCCGCGGGGTGAGTGCTAATATGATACTCGCCTTGACTGTTATAAAATTTTTGTTCTATGTGCTTATTCTTATACTTGTCCAACTTGCAAAGAGCCTTGAATATCTTTTCCTCCCATTCGTAGCCAGGCACACGTCCCTCGAAACTATTCTTTAAGTAGTCAATACACATTTCTCTATAAGGACAAACAACGTCGTCCTTAGAGATACAGTATTTATTCGCTTTACAATGTCTTTGCATTTCCCTAACCTTATTCTTCAATTCCTTCATTTTCCTTTTCCTCCCTCTCGATAAGTCTTTCAATAAACTGTTTAGCCTTTTTCAAGTCTTCAATTCCATTCTTATATTTATACCTGGTTACATACTTGATTATGTTACCTTCTAAGAAATCCATTTTCCAACTATCCGTATAGTCCCATACTTCTATGCCTTTGTTATAGTGTTTAGGGTGTTCAACCATTTCAATTCCTGGTTGTCCTGTTACACCGCATATATCGTTAACAGGTTCAAACTCATTTTTAGGAAACCAACCGCAAGTATTTGTCATACCGTCCAATGTTACATATTTAATTAAATATAATGTTTTTGTCTCGTCGATAACCTCAACTATAACCCCTTTCGGTATATCTGTTATTACATTCACTTTACTTCTAACTAACATTATTTCTCCTCCTTCTTGTATATACAATACATGTATATTAACATAAATAAACAGCCTGTTGCATATCCTAATATAAAACCTAATGCCATTTTACTCGTTCTCCTTTTCAACTTCTCTTATGATTTGTGCTATTTCTAAAATTGGTATGTTACAAGGTTCAACGTATAGATAGTAACCACATACACGTCTACACTTACAAAACTTACATTCTTCAACTCTTAGACATTCATCTTTTAAGTCTGTTGCTAGTTGTATACTTTGTAACCTGTTCACGGCTTGTCCCTCCTTATGATAAACAGTAGAGCAATAGAATGACTATTGCTACAACTGTTAAAAATAAATTGATTTTGAAGTATGTCCAAATGTCGTCCCACATGTTACTCACCTAGTATCTTTTCCAGTTCTTCAACTGACAACTCACATGGTAACTTACCAGGGAATCCAGTTGCGTCTATAATCTTTTTACAACTCTCCCCAAAGTGACAACCCCTAGCACATGGACACACGTTTGCGCTCCTAAACTCACAATAATCTTTTAACAATCTACAATCTATCATTTTAAAAACCTCCTTGTAATATTCTTTCCTTGTCTAACTCTCTGTCAAAATCTCTATATCTGTGATTTTTACCTTGCTTATCTGTCCATGTGTAAGTAGCTTTGTCAATCAATAACATATCTCCCATGTCTGTAACCTTACTATCTTTGTCAAGTTCGATTGTCATATTACCTAAGAATTTTTCTTTATACTGCATTATGTTATTCATTCTCTATCACCTCTATATTTAGTATATCATGTTGACACATATGTGTCAACACTTTTATAATCTACCTAAACATTCTATATAACTAAATGTCATATCCTCTAGTTCGTCTGCGTCTATATCATAAAATTTCATAACCGCATAACCTTCCTCGATATTTACTTCTGTTATTGTACTTGTAACATGGTAGTTGTCATATAGAACGCCTACTAGTTGTTCTGCCTTAGCATTTGAGTTTTCCTTATAACCCACTATTTTAATTAACACGAAGTCACTACCTTCTGCCCATACTTTGTAACCTTGTTCTTGTTCCTTTTCTTCTTCATATAAAAACTTTAATGTGATACTTAATTGTGTTCTATAGTCAACACCAAACTCTTTAACTAAACCTCTTGTTATATGATGTGCTTTTTTCATTATTAATCTTTTATCCATGTTATTATCTCCTCTCAATTTCCTTTACCTTATGTATTAAGTATAACATGTCGACACGATTGTGTCAACACTTTTTGCAAAATTTAATTAATTAATTATGTCGTTGAAAATAACAATTGGGGGAACTTAATTGTGTCGTTAAAATGTCCCTATATACAAA